CCTGAGTACATGGACTTTGACGTAGCTTTTGAGCCTACCAAGGTGAAGGACAAGAAGTACGTCATCAATGCTACATCAGGTGAATACCTTGGCGTAGTAGGTAACACCTTTACTTGTGCATCACACGGTGACTTCTACCGTGGTGTCCTTGACACTGTGACAGAAGAACTATCTGACTATGAGTTAGCAAATGCCAATACACATTGGCGTAGTGCACGTAATGGGGCATGGGCTATGCTTGACATCACCCTGCCTAACATGAAGACTGTCATTGAGACAGACAAACACAGCACTGAGATTGGCAATCGTATTATATCATTACATGGTATTGACGGATCATGCAGCAATCAGGTGTACTTTGGTGCCATTGATTTCTTTTGTACCAATGGAATGATTAGAGGGGAGTATGACAAAGTGCGTAAGAAGAACACATCTAACTTTACTATGGAAAGTTTCATCTACGAACTGACACGAGCACGTAAGGACTTCTACGAAGAAGCCAGCAAGATGCAAGTGTGGGCGCAGACTGACCTCAAGTATGTAGATGTAAGCTCACTGCTTGACAACATGATTGCATCTAAGCGTAAGTCTGAGAAGATGTACAGCTTGTACATGCAAGAGGCTTCACAACGTGGTCATAATAAGTGGGCATTGTATTCTGCCTTCACCAACTATGCATCGTATGCTGATGAGCGTAATGGTTTCAACCTTCGTAACACTGGCAACGACACACAGGCTGTAAGCATGTGGTCACGTGAGCAAGAGGTATCTAAGTGGGTATCTGATGACAGGTTCATTACTTTGGAGGCTGCATAACACATGCCAAAGCTACCTCGCTATGTACAAGAACGAGCTTCACCCTCTGGGGTGATCTCATACCGCTTTAACCCTCCACAGAACCTTGTCGATGAGGGTGTGGTCAAACGTGAGGAATATGGTACAGACTTAAAACAGGTACGCAAGATTGTTCGTGATCACAATAAGGCGATTGACACATGGCGTGAAGAACAAGCACAGGTTGTACGAATAAAGTCTAGCAGCAAGGTCACAGATCTTATTAACTATTACTACATGTCTAATGATTTCAATGCTTTACGTCATACAACTAAAGTTGACTACAGGTACTTTTTGACTGTGCTGCACCAGACTATGGGGTGGCGTAAGTATGAACACGTTACCTCTAAGGTTGCAAAGCAAGCATACGAAGAGTGGGTCAAACGTGGCATCAGTTTTGCTAATCATGCGGCAACATGTGCCAGTAGGGTGTACAACTATGCGATACAGATGGAGCATACTACGTACAATCCTTGGGCAAACATCAAGCGTAAGTCTGCTGCACAGCGTAAGGTAGTGTGGACACATGACGATGTTGTCAAGTTTCTTGACGTAGCATACAGCGACTTTGAGTATCGTAACATTGGCCTGATTGTACAGATGGCATACGAGTGGTGTCAGAGACTAGGTGACATGCGTATGTTGACATGGGATAATGTTGACTTCCGTACTCAGAAGCTCACACTTGAGCAGAGTAAACGTAGGGCTGACGTAGAGCTACCAATATCAGAGGATCTATTGCACATGTTGAACGAACAGCGTAATGACTTTGGTTTTCAAGACTACGTTGCCCCACATCCTAGACCTACGGATGGTTCGTATAACCCTTATGCTATGGAAAGACTATCCAAAGTGGGTAGAAGGGTAATGCGTCTAGCTAAACTACCCGAAGAGTTACGTCTTATGGACTTACGTAGGACAGGTGTAACACAGATGGTTGATGCTGGTGTACCATTGCCCCAAGTTATGGCAGTGACAGGACACAATCATGTGTCTTCTGTGAAACCTTATATGAAACATACTTACACAAGTGCAAATAGTGCCTTGACACAGAGAAATGTAAGTGTATCCTTGAGTGGAGCGAACAACATAGAAAGTGATACAGCATGAATATGAATGATCTTATACATGATTTAGGACTAGCTAATGGTCAGACTAAACGTATGACATGTCCGTCATGTAATACTAAGAATACATTTACTATTACTAATAATATGGGTAAGATCATATGGAACTGTTACAAAGCTGGGTGCAGTGTGTCGGGTGGCACACGTACTCAACTGACTGCTGATGACATACGTAAGTCATTGGGTAGTGTTGCAGAAGAGACACACGTATCAACATTCTCAAAACCAGATTGGTTTGTGCGTGATGATGCAAAGATCAGAGACTTCTGTGACCAGTGGGAGCTAGACCCACAAGATTTAGGACTGTTGTATGACGTTAAGGAACATCGTGTGGTGTTCCCTGTTATACACAATGGAGTTACAGTCGATGCCACAGGCAGATCACTAGGTAAACGTATACCTAAGTGGAAAAGGTATGGTAAAAGTGACTTGCCATACGCTGCTGGACGTGGTAAAACGGCTGTAGTTGTTGAGGACTGCGTAAGTGCTGCTATTGTAGGTGATGGTGGTGTATATGTCGGGGTCGCAGTGTTGGGTACATCATTGTCCAATGGACACAAGAAGTACTTGTCGCAGTTCTCAACAGCAATAATTGCATTAGACCCTGATGCTTTACCTAAGACACTGCAGTTTGCACGAGAACTACGTCAGTATGTGGATACAATCAAGATCCTGTACTTGCGTGACGATTTGAAATACCGTAACCCTACCGACTTTGAAAACCTTACAACACTAGGAGACTAATATGATTTTTGAGGATAAGACAATAGAGATAACAGTATACAATCACAGCGATGCTGTTGTATTTGTATACGAAAACCGCTATGAACCCACAGGCGAGAAGACCGAAGGTGGCAGTGACATACATAAGCATTGGCAGAATGTTGTTACCGCTATCCCTGTTAACTTTGGGCTGGGTTCTGAAATATCAAATGAAGATAAATATGAGCTAGTCAAGAATGTAGCAGACTCATTGTCTGCGTTGTATCAACACGAAACAGATAACTATGAAATGGGCGTGTCGTTTTACATAAACCATGCACATTACATCAACTGCTAAGGAGACTAACACATGGAATTATCATTGATACGTAGTCTGATGGACAAAGACTTTTATGACGAGCATCGTGGTGCACGTTGTCCTGACAGACTATTCAGTAAAGATGTACGCAAGATCAAGCAGTCTATTGACACTGCTATGGATCGTTATGAACGTACAGTTACACCAGCGGAGATTGAGGCACTGTTCATGGCGAACAATCCTACTCTCACAACTGCACAGAAAACTGCATACAGCCACTTGTTTGGGCAGGTAAGTAAGGAGCAACCAATGGGCAGTGATGTAGCCCAAGAGGTGCTGTCTAAGCTGTTCCAGCAGGTGATTGGTGAGGACATTGCTAACCTTGGCTTTGACTATGTAAATGGTAGCAAGTCTACACTTGAGCCATTACGTCAGATGCTTGAGCAGTATGGTGATGACTTCACACCCAACCTACGTATTGATTGGGAAGACATTGACCTTGATACTATCCTTGCAATGACTGACCTTGAGTCACAGTGGACATTTAACATACCCACGTTGACACGTAAGGTTGAGGGCATCAATGCTGGTCACTTGATTGAGGTAGGTGCACGTCCTAACACAGGCAAGACATCCTTCCATGCCTCACTTGTGGCTGGGCCTAATGGATTTGCATGGCAGGGTGCACGTGTTATTGTGCTATGTAATGAAGAAGGCTACCATCGTGTGGCTCACCGTTACATCACGGCAGCTACAGGCATGGACAAGTTTGAGATAGTCAAGAACAAACAGGAAGCCATGCGTGTCTTTGGTCAGATACGTGACAAGATCATGTTTAAGGATGCAACAGGGCGTGACATGAACTGGGTTGAGTCAGTATGTAAATCATACAAACCTGACGTAGTTATCTTAGACATGGGTGATAAGTTTGCACGTACTGCTGGCTTCTCACGTCCTGATGAGGCACTCAAGGCTAACGCCATACAAGCACGTCAGATTGCCAAGCAGCAAGAGTGTGCCATGTTCTACATGTCTCAGCTATCTGCAGAGGCAGAAGGTAAGGTTGTACTCAACCAAGCCATGATGGAAGGCTCACGTACAGGTAAGGCAGCAGAAGCTGACCTTATGATTATGATCTCCAAGAACCCTACAGTTGAGGGTCAAGAGGAAGAAGACAACCAACGCCACATCAATGTGGTCAAAAACAAATTGTCTGGGTGGCATGGCATTGTTCACACAGATCTTGAATACAAGATAGCGAGGTATGTATCATGATAGATAATAATATTAATCCAAAGACAGGAAAAACTCCTTATTATAAAGACAATCCTGAAGCTGTTAAAAAACGTGATGCGTTAAGAATGTTTGTCAACGGTAAAGAGGTCAGCAAAAAACACGCACTATACAAAGCAGGTCGTTATAAATCTTTTGGTGATGCTGCCTTTGCTTCACTGCAAAAAGACCAACAGATCAGCGAGGGCTATGTGTACGCAATACAAAATGCAGCATGGCCTGAGTGGATTAAAATAGGTAAAGCTATTGACGCAGAAGACAGGCTCAATGGATACCAGACAAGCTCACCTATGCGTGATTATACTTTGTTGTACTACAGATACTTTGATGATCGTAATACTGCAGAAAAGAAAGCACACATCTTAGCTGCGACACAAACGACACACCCTTGGAACAAACATGACAACGGTGAATGGTTTAAGCTGACACAGCAGCAAGCAATAGATATAATAAAGGAGATAGAATGATACAAACATTTTACGTAGACCACATGGGTACAGACTTATCTGTAGCT